GGTTCTTGAGCTTGGACTCAGCCCAACGTTTGCCCTGTTCAGTTTCGATGGCCGCCACGAAACGCGCGCCGCGCAGTCCCGCCATATCGGTCGGGTGCCGGTCGGTGCGCGTTTCCATGAAGGTGTCCATCGGCGCGTTGGTCGCGTAATCACCCAGGATGGTGGCCAGCGTGTTGACGAACACCGACTTGCCGTTCGCGCCTGTGCCGTACAGGAAAAACAGCGCGTGCTCTTGCGTCGACCCGGTCAGCGCGTAACCGACCATCCGTTGCAGGTAGGACTGAAGTTCCTGGTCGCCACCCGTGACCTCGTCGATGAACTGCCTCCAGGTCGGGCAGTCGCCACTGGGCGTGGCTGTGGTGATCTTGGTCATCCGGTCGGCGCGCTCGTGCGTGCGCATCCGGCCTGTCTTGAGATCGACCACACCGCCCGGCGTGTTGAGCAACCACGGATCTGCATCCCATTCGTCGGTGGTGGCCGCGTGCCTGCGATCAGCACGCGCTAGGCGCTCCACACCGCCGACCGTTCCTGCGCTGGCCAATTTGGCGGCGACCTTGGGGTTGTCGGCGCGCACAGCCGTCTGGCGGCAGACGCTGCGGATCAAGTCCGTGGCCGCCAGCGTGTCCTCGGTGCGCCAGCGTTGCCCGTCCCAGACCAGCCACTTGCCCCAGCCAGCCACGTAGCGCCAGTCGCGGTGGTAGCGGCGCGTGAAGGACAGCGCCAGCGCGTCCTCCGTACCCCAGACAGATTCGTCGCTGCTGACGACTGGATCAACATCATCGGCCACGTCGTGCATCTGAAGGCGCGGCCCGTGGGTGAGGAAGGTGGCGACATCAAAGCCCTCGGCGATGGCATCGGCCACGTCCCAGCCCTCTGCGGCCTCTTCGGGCGGATAAAGAACGTGGCAGGATTTGGCTCCCGCCGACAGGATTGCCTGTGCCGCCTGCGAGGCGTACTCCCAGCCCGGCTTGTCGCGGTCGGGCCAAATCAGAACAGCCTTGCCGGACAGCGGCGACCAGTCGGTCTTATCGACCGGAGCGTTCGCGCCGTGCATCGCTGTGGTGGCCACGATGCCCGCGTCGATCAAGGCCTGCGCGCATTTCTCGCCCTCGACCAGCACCACCTGCGCGGCACTGATCATTCCTGGCTGGTTGTACAACGGCCGTGGATCGGGCGGTGCCATCTTGTGCCGCTTGGCATCCCAAGGGCGGAACTGCTTCCTTTCACCGGGCGGGTCATAGCGGTAGACGACTGCGATCAGCTTGCCGGTGGCGTCGAGATAGTCCCACTTGGCGGTGGCGGGGCCGAGTTCGTCAACCGGCGCGGTTTGCTTTTTGCCTTTGCGCACCGGTGCGGAACGCGCACGACCGAGCAGATCGGCGGCGGCATCGAGCACGCGCGGAAAGTCGCGGGTCACATCGATGCCGAAGTGATTGCCGATCAGCGCGTACACATCGCCGCCGGAGTTGTCGGCACGATCCGTCCATAGACCTGCCTTTTCGCCCTCAAGCACCACCTCAAGGCTGTCGCCAGGGCTACCCAGCACATCACCGATCAGGAACTTGCCCCGGCGCTTCTTGCCTGCCGGGCACAGAGTGAACAGCACCGATTCCAGCCGGGCGAGAAGTTCTGCGCGCAGTTCCTCCCTCTCGGCATCGTTGACGATGCGTGCTTGGCTTTCGGTGGGGGCGACGGTGTCGTTGAAGTCGATCATTCGGCCTCCTCGACAGCGGTATCCGTATCGCCCGCGAAGCGGCTTTGCGCTGCCGCATTGCGTGCCGCCCACGCAGAAAGCTCTGACAGGCGATAGCGCACCAGTCCGCCCATCAGGTAGTGGGGAATCCGGTATTTGCTGCGCATCGCGTGATCAGCGAACCAGTAATACGGCAGACGCAGCGCGGCAGCCGCCTGTTTGGCGTCGATCATCGGTTCAATGCCAGTAGCTGAATGGGTGTTGTCGGTCATGCTTGTGTCCTCCAGCAGCGGTCTTGCCATGCACACATCCGACATTCGAAGTGGGTCGGTTCATGGAAGCCACGCGGCAGCAGTTCGCCTGCTTCCGTGGCCGAGATGACCTTCACCGCACGATCTGACATGCGCTGGGCAAGGGCTGCTTCAAAGGGCACGAGCTCGGTGTAGATCTCCATCGTGTCGGCGTTGAGCGCCGTGAAGATCGCCGGGTGCTCGTGCAGTTCGAGATAGGCTTGGTAGATCGCCACTTGCGCGGCGTAGACGGGCTTGGAGATGGCCAGGCCCTTCTTCTCCAGATCGCTCCAGGACTTGTTGCCCAGGCATTTGCATTCCCACAGCGCGGGATAGGCAAAGCCCTCCGGGCCACCGACGATGACGCCATCGACGTGTCCCTGCAGGCGACCATCGGCCACCGAGAAGCCGAACTGCTCGCCATCGGCCTTTCGGGTGCGCAAGTCAAAACCTGCGTCCCGTAGCCACGCGACCATGCAGTCCTCCATGACATGGCCACGCTCGAAGATGCGCAGCATCCGGCCCGGGGTGTCCCGCCCGTGGTCGATGGGAGCCTTGGCGTACTCGAATTGCAGCGCGCGCTCGCAAGCCACCCCGAGGCGCGAGGCCCCGAGGTACTGGCGCTCGGATTGACGGGCGCGGGCCTGTTGCAACCCGGCGTCGACCAGGGCGGTGACCCGGCCCGCGATGCTCGATGAGGAATTGAAGTCCATCATGGCTTCTTCCCCTTCGGTTCTTCCCAGGGCAGGTCGTCCTCCAGATCCGCGAACGGATTGGCGGCATCGGGTGCCAGCGGATCGGGCGTGGGCGGCAAGCCCCGAACGGGCGGAAACTTGCTGGACTCGTGGTGCGCGACCATCGCCTCCGACCAGCAAGTGACGATGGCATCGATCACCCGCAGCGCTTCGGCCTCGGAGTAGTCGCCCAGAGGCTTGGTGAAACCGATCTCGCCTGCCGCCTCGCCGAAGGACTTGAGGCATTGGCGCATGGCGGCCAGTTCGACTTCAGACGGATCGATCATGGCGACCTCCGTCTTGTCGATGCGACCTTCCTTGGCCCGCTGCCAGTTGCCGTACAGCGCGTGGAACGCGTCCTGGCAGCGACGGGAACAGAACACCCAGTCGAGCACGTAGCGGCGCGCATCGCCGGTCTTGAATCGACCGTCCGTGTGGCCGTAGCCGCGTGCTTGTCGTTTGCAGACCCAGCATTTCATCGGCCTCCCTCACTGCGCCCACGACGGTTTTCCCGTCACGGGTGCGCGTTGGGTAGGCGCTGCCTGATACGCGGGTGCCGCTGGCTGTGCCGGAGCACCGGAGGTGCCACCACCCGTGGTCTTGGGCGGCACGCCCATCAACTTGGCGTAGTCGGGGTGATCGGGTTCGACCGCGACCTTGACCACGTTGCGGTCCTGGCCCTTGCCGTCCTTCTCGATGTCGACACGGGCGAGGAACTCCAGGCCATCCAGTTCGTGGAAGCCCTGAATGCGGCGCGCGGCGGCGGCCTGCGGACTGTTGTCCTGCGGGTGGACGTTGCGGGCGCTGTTGAGCGCGGCGCGAATGAAGCTGCGCCCCATCTGACCCCAGGTCGGCCCCTTCTGCGAATGCAGGCCGATGTTCGACCACATCTTGCGTTTGGCGTGGTCGCCAGCGGTGACCACGAACTCGGCGGCCAGATAGATCGAACCGGTGTCGAAGGACTCGGTGGCGTAACCGCCGCCCCAGCCTTGGCTGGGATCGTCATAACCACCGGGCTTGAGGGTCATGCGCACAGGGACAACGGTGCCCTTGGGGATCAGGTCAAAGCCAGATTGCTGCGATTCGGCGTCGTTGAAGTCGTTCCAGTTGTTGCTGGTGGTGGATTGCTGGGTCATGGCGATTACTCCTGAGATTCGTGGGATTGGGTGGTGGCAGTGCGAACGGGCGTGGCGGACTCACCCGCGCACTTGTCGATCAGTGCGCGCAAGTTGGGCGGCTCGAGCGGATCGAGGCGACCGCTGCGGTCTTTGGCGGGGAAGCCGTAGGGATTGACGGTGTGCGTGACGAAGGCGCGGTAGGTGCTGCCACTACCGTCTGCTTCCTGGGCCTTGATCTCGGCCAGCGTCACAACCTCGTCGACGATGCCGGGCAGTTCCAGTGCGGTCTTGCTGCCTTCGATCTGCGGCACGAACACCTTGCGGTTGTAGTCATCGAGCCGCTCGTCGAGGATGGCCACGAACACCACGTTCTTGCCGCGTGCGTGCTGCAGATGGGTCAAGGCGCTGATCATTTCCTGCCCGAGCAGGCCGTAGGCGCCGCGCATGTCCGGCTTGCCGGTACGGTCGCTGACCGCGCCGGGTTGCGTCTTGCACCACGCGAAGCACTGGCGCGACAGCTGCGTGATCGAGTCGAGGAAGAAGGTCTGGTAGCGGTCCAGTTGCGCCGGGTCACCGTACTTCTCGACGACGTGATCGAAGTGCGCCTGCGAAAACGCCGACTCCGGCGGCAGCGACTTGTCCGGGCCCGCGAGAAACACGAAGAAGTCGCGGCTCTCCGGCCAGGATGCCGGACGGATGGTGTCGCCGGGCCAGTCGGCCACCGCCAAGTCACCAGCCTCTATGTCGAGGAACAGCGTGGTGGCCGGGTCAAGATCCTTGAGCCGGGTGGTCTTGCCAATGCCGGATTTACCGAGCATCAGCAGCTTCACGCCCTTGCGTTCGGCCATGCGCTGCTGCGCGGAGATGATGGGAAGACTCATCACGCGGCCTCCTTCAGCTCATCGGCGACGGCGGGATTCCAGAGGATCTGGTAGCCACTGTGGCCATTGCGCGAGTACGGCATGGCCTCGCCCCATGCTTCACCCGCCTCGGTCAGTTCCCATTCGTCACGGTCGTTCCGGAACTGCAGGCCAGCCGCTGCCAGCATCTGGTTCGTGGCTTTGGCCGAGCGGTTGAGCAGCTTGCCGAGCTGGGTGGCGTTGAGCGCGCAGATCGGTTCGTTGGCCGACGGCAGCGCGCGGCGCAGCACCTCGATGGTGATGCCCGTGTTCTCCTGAATGCAGGTGAGCGTTGCCGCCGCTGCGATGCCCGGCTTGACGCCCGGCACCTTCGCCACAGCCTCGCCGATCAGCAGAATCGCGGATACACGGTCATGGGTCGGTGCAGGCAAGGCCCCCAGCGCAGCGGGAGCGGTATAGCTGCCGGTCTTGCGGATCGCGGGCAATACCTCGTGGGTGACCCAGCGCTTGAAGCGCTTGGCGGCATCCTTGGTGCTGCCGAGGATCAGGGCGTAGAGGCCCGACTCGTTGACGTGGTTGGCGCGCTGGGTGCGTCCAAGGTTGTCGATGACGTCGCGTTTTGCGACATCATCCGAATCGACGTGTTTGGCGAGAGCATCGCGCGGATTCGACAGTTCCAAAGCTGCGCAGACGTCGGCGGCGTTGAACCACGGCTGGCCCGCGTCGTCGACCTGAACGCGCACAGCGTGCGCTTCAAACTGGAAGGGAATGATTGCACTCATGGCCATTACTCCGAATCAAGGGAAAGAGTGAAAGACGGCTTGCCGGAATCCACGGTGCGAGCGGCAGCGAACTGCTGCTGCAAGGCAGGCGGCCAGTTCGTGAAGCGGGATTCGGAGACGGACAACTTGATGTCGAGGTAGCCCTCGACCTTCTCGCCTGACGCCACGATGCGTTCGGCGATTTCGGTCAATTGCTGCTGGTTCCAGCTGACCTTCTTGGGCAACTCGAACTTGAGCCGCAGCGGGCCATCGCTGATGTGGGCGGTGCCGAAATCGCGGCCGGATTCACGCAGCGCGGCGCGGGCCTGCTCCCCGTAGGCGGCGTCGAGCGCCGCATCGAACTTGGTGCGCGCCTTCTTGAGCCAGTCGATAGCCGCGTCGAGGTTCTTGTCGATCTCGCGCTTCTGCTCGGGCGGCAGTGCGGCCAGTTGGCTGACGGACATCTCGGCGATGTCGGCGGGGAAGATAGTCAGATCGCTCATGGCCGTCCTCCTCACTGATACGCACGGGCGAAGGTCGAGTAGCGCGCAACACGCCGCTCGAAGGCCTCGATCTCGGAGATCAGGTAGGTGACGCGCGAGCCGACCTTGCAGAAGATCGGGCCCAGCTGGTCTTGACGCCACCGACGCAAGGTGTGGACGGACAGACGCCAGCGGGCGGCGAGTTCGAACTCGTTGAGCGCGAGCAGTGGCTCACCCTCTGGCAGCGGCGGAAAGAAGGTCCGCGCGGATTGAACAGGTGCAGGGTGTTTTTGCATGGTGGAACTCCTTTTGTTTGGGAGTTCCTATTCAATTCCTCCATGTCTTGGGCTTGCGCATGTCCGTTTTTGGCTTTGACTGGCAAGCAGCCGTCGCATGATCCGTGCGGCAATTCTTGTAAGTTGTTGATCTATATTGAATCTTCGCCTCTGTTTCGGATGTTGCGATTTCGATTATTTCGTTTATAATGGCTTCAATGCGTACCTTGACCCGACGAGGAGACCCCTTATGAACGCTCCCGCCATCCCCAAAACCCTGCCTTCTGCCGAAGACATTGCCCTGGCCCGAGAGTCCGGCCGGGCGCTGTCGACCGTCCTCAAGACCCGTGCTGATACCCAGCAGATCGACTTCCATGACGACCAGGGCGCAGTGCACACCGTGTCGATCCCGACGTCGGCCCTGCGCCTGCTGCTTGATGTGCTGACCGAGATCGGCCAGGGCAACGCCGTATCCATCATTCCGATCCATGCGGAGCTGACGACGCAGGAAGCCGCCGACGTGCTCAACGTCTCCCGGCCTTTCCTTGTCCAGTTGCTGGAGAAAGGTGACATCCCGTTCCACAAGATCGGCACCCATCGCCGCGTGCGTTACCAGGATGTGATCGCCTACAAGAACCGCATCGATGCGGAACGCCGCAAGGCGCTGGATGAGTTGGCGGCCCAGGCTCAGGAACTCGGCATGGGGTACTGACTGGATGAGTTCGCACTTCACCGTCGTCTATGACGCCTGCGTGCTCTACCCGGCACCGTTGCGCGATCTGTTGATGCATCTGGCGCTGTCGGATCTGTACCGGGCGCGCTGGAGTGACACGATCCACGACGAGTGGACGCGCAACGTGCTGGCCAGTCGGCCCGATCTCACAGCCGAGCAGTTGAACCGAACACGCCAGCTGATGAACGGCCATGTCCGCGACAGCCTGGTCACCGGGTTTGAGTACCTGATCCCGTCGATCCAACTGCCCGACGCGGACGACCGTCATGTGGTGGCCGCCGCGATTCACTCGGGCGCGAGCCTGATCGTGACCTTCAACCTCAAGGACTTCCCGCCTGAGGCGCTCAAACCCTACAACCTCGTGGCCCAACACCCCGACGACTTCATCGTCGACTTGCTGGATCTGTTCCCGGCGGGTGTGTTGGAGACCGTAGCTCACCATCGGCGCTCACTCAAGAACCCGCCCAAGACAGCAGATGAATACCTGGACACCCTGCAGGCGCAGGGCCTGACTCAATCGGTGGCGGTCATGCGCCAATGGACTGTGGCCATGTAAACGGCCGAAGGGAGAATCAATGGGCAAGAAGACCCTGACCAACGCGCACTGCCTGCTCGAACTGATCGAGAAGGCGCATGTGACCAACCTCAAGCGCTTCAGCGGTCTGCAGGAGTGTCAGGCACTGGCCCGAGGATTTGACTGGTCGCAAGACGCGGAGACACTCCCCACCGCACTGATCGAGCACGTCCGGCACCTTCGCAAAGAGCAACGTGACCCCGCCGAACGCGAGGCACTGCGCATCCTGCGCCTGGCTTCGCCCAGAGGTGCGCAGATTCTCACCACCGTCGCAGACCAATTGCACGACAACGAGCTGATCGCTGCCTTTCTGGCCGAAGACGGCGGCGAAATCGGTCGTTCGGTCTGGATGCGCACCCACTCCGATGACGCGGCGCGACTGTTTGATGTTGCCGAATCGATCCTGAACACCGGCGACATCCGGGGCAACAAGCGCCTTTTTGATGCCTTTGACATCCCCTGCGATGACGCACCACCGTTCATCTGGAACGACGCCATCAAGAAGGATCTGGAGTCGCAGCTCACCAGCACCATGCGGCTGGCCGAGCCCTGCGAGGTCATCCATGTGCAGATGGCCGAAGAAAAGAAAAACGGCGACACCCAGCTGACGCATTACCTGGTGGTGCGTTTTGCGGGTGACCAGGTCACGGCTGTGCAGATGCTCAACCGCAGCCGCAAGAGCTTCTGCTACTTCCCTGCGCGGGACGCGACCCTTGTCTACGCCCCTGACCGCAAGGTGGTGGAGGTCTATGCGCACACCCTGTCGACACGGGCCCCACTGGCCAATGTGCTGTCCAAACACGGTTTCAAGGCTCCGCTGTCGAGCCGACCGCTCAATCGCTCACGGTATGACCTGTCCCGCTTCGCGCTGCCACTGAAAGACACGAAACCCAAACTCGATGGCGTGCGCGTCGAGCGCCTTTATCTCACTGAAGCGAAGGCCTTGCTCGGGCACGCGACCGATACCGTCTCGCTGCACATCGACAGCTGCGCGGAACTGCACGAAGTCATCCATGAACATTGGAGCAACCACCCGTTCTCGCAACCCGGTGCCATCCTTGGCGTGACCCTGGTGGCCGACTTGGTGTTCGATGGCGAAACGGCTGAAACGCCGCTGTCCATCGTGCTGGCCGAGCCCGGCCGATGCAGTCTGCAAGGCGAGAAAGACGCACGCTTGCGGCAGGCTGGGACGCAGTTGCTCGAAGCCTTGGGCGTGCTCAAGCCCCTGCACCCGGGGTCAGGAATCGATGACCCGAAACTGGTGGTGCAGGTCGCACGCCTGCTGGAGTACGCCACCAACACGATGGACGGCTTCGCCCTGGCGCAACTTGGTATCGACATCGACCGCTTCGAGGACGAGGGCATCATCACGGAGGGTGACCGGATCATCGAGAAGGTCGTCGAACTGGCAAACGGTGAGCACACCAGCGTCAAACTGGAGCGCTGTGCCGATGGCAATCAGGTACGTTACCGCGATCCACTGACGGGGGCGGATGTGGTGCTGCCCGCCAAGCACGCCCGGCGCTGGAAGGTGCACCTGAACTGGCTGCGCGAGGAGATCATCACGGCGCTGGGCACTGCACTGCAGAGTGTGCGTGGCAAGCACCAGGACGAAGAGCCGATTTTTCTGGGGGAGCTTGATATCGATGGCCATGACATTGCGCTGTACTTCGCGGCCAAGATGTCCAGCGAGCGCCAGTACGCCAAGGTCGATACCGCCTTGCGCCTGCGTCCACGCAGCGTCCCCGGCATCCTGCTGACCACGGCATCGGAACCCTTTCCGTTTGCCGGAACTAACGTGGTGATACCCATCGAGGACGTGCTGTCTGCTGCTGGTGCAACGACGGCCATCGACTTGGCGCAGTTGAAGCTGGCCTATCGCCACGGGCAACTGGCTGCCATGGGCGGCACCTCGGTTGCGCTGAAGCTCTCTCCGGATGGGTATGCCGCCACGCTATACCTCCCTGGACAAGCACCGTGGAAGGTGACGAACAAAGCCAAGATCATGGTGCTGCAGCGTTTGGTCGATGCCCATGCAGCGGGCTCGCCGCACGTGAACACCAAGAAGCTGATGGAGGACACGGGCTGCGCTTCGCCATCCAACCTGTTCACCAGTAAAAACTCACCGTGGCGCAACTACCTCGTTCGGGTCAAAGGCTCGCATGCCTGGCAATTGAATCTGCCGACCGTTGACGCCCCTGTCGAGGACGATGACCAGCCAGAAGCCGCCTCCGAAGTCATGGAGGATGCATGACCGGCGTCGCGTACAAATGGCAGTTCGCATCACGGTTTCGGCGGCATGCCTTCGGCTGGCGTTCGGACACGCCCATCCAGCGCATCAAGGAGGCCTTGGCCGAGATCAAGCAGGTGGCCCGCAAGGAGCCGGTGCTGGCCGCCGAGGGTGCCGTTACCTTGCTGGAGAAGATCTCGCCCGCACTGGAGCAGGTAGACAGCTCCTCCGGGGCGCTGGGCTCCGCCGTGAACAAAGCCATCGAGATCCTGGTGCCCCTCATCGTCAAGGCCAACGTCGAGCCCAAACAGCGGCAACGCTGGCTGGATCGGTTGTGGCAGGCGTTGCAGGACGATGAAATACCCTACATCGAACTGCTGGGCGACCACTGGGGTGAACTGTGTGTGACGCCGGACATGGCCTCGCGCTGGGCCGATGAGTTCATCCCTGTCGTTGAAAGCGTGTGGAGTCCGAGCGCATCTGGGCATGGCTACTTCAAGGGCACCAGCGCCTGTCTGTCCGCGCTGTTCGCGGCAGGTCGTCATCACGAGTTGCTGGCCCTGATCGACAAGGCGCGGTTCAAGTGGTGGCACGACCGACGCTGGGGGGTGAAGGCCTTGGCCGCGATGGGCAAGAAAGCCGAGGCGATCCGTTATGCCGAGGACTCACGCGGACTCAACGATCCGGGCTGGCAGATCGCTGAGGCCTGCGAGGCCATCCTGCTGTCGTCAGGCTTGGCCGATGAAGCCTACCTGCGGTATGCCATCGAGGCCAACCAAGGCACCACGACCCTGGCCACCTTTCGTGCCATCGCCAAGAAGTACAGCCACGTTCCACCGGAGCTCATACTGCGGGATCTGGTCGCCAGCACGCCCGGCACAGAAGGCAAATGGTTCGCTGCGGCCAAGGATGCGGGCCTGTTTGCGCTCGCCGCTGAACTCGCCAATCAAAGTCCTACTGATCCCCGGACCTTGACCCGCGCCGCCAGAGACTTCGCAGTCGACCAACCGCAGTTCGCCATCCATGCCGCTCTGTCAGCGCTGCGCTGGATTGCGCGTGGCCACGGTTATGAGATCACCGGCGCAGACATCCTGGACACAGCCCATGCCTTGCAGCAGGCGAGCACGCAGGCGGGTGTCGATCAGCAGCCACTGTCAGCCTTGCTTGCACCGATTTTGGCTGAGGCGCCGCCACGCCATCTTCTGCATCAGGTGCTGTCGCCATTCGTCAAAGCGTAGCGACCAGCGCCCGGCCATCGAGCCGCGCCGATTAATCAGCGTTGAGATTTACTTCGGAAAATCGGGCTCACTATCCCTGACGGTTGCAATTCCTCGGAGCCGTCATGAAGAACCTCGAACTCGCATCTCCCCCAGAGATGAGCGCCAGCGCCCGTGCTGGCGAAATCGCCGCCATCCTTGCGGCTGCCATCGTCCGCACCCTTGCTGCGGATGAACCAAAACAGAGAGAAGTTGGCCTTGGCTTCCTGCCCGACCAGCGCGTTCATACAACCCCCTATCAAGAGGAGAAGTTGTGATGAACGAAAAACAAGCATCCGTCGCCGCGCGGATTGCGGAGCTGGCTTGCCTGCCGATGTCCGAGCTCTGGACGGTGTGGGATCGGTATTTCCCGCGTCGCCCGGACTACCCCAACCGCACGCACGTCGAGTCCCGTCTCGCCTACAAGCTGCAGGAGGAAGCCTTCGGTGGCCTTGCGCCCGAGACCAAGCAGCGCCTGGAAGCCATCGGCGCAAAACACTCCAAGATCAAGCTGCGGGCCAAGCCGCGCGAGTTCGATTTCGCGCCGGGCACGATCCTGCTGCGCGAATGGGGCGAGCGCGAACATCGGGTGACAGTCACCGCCGAGGGGCTGTTTGAGTACCAGGGGCGCAACTTCAGGAGCCTGACGGCGGTGGCCCGCCACATCACGGGCGCGCACTGGTCGGGGCCGCTGTTCTTTGGCCTGAGCAAGGGAGGTGCGCGATGAGCGAGATTGCCAGCACCAAGGCCCGCAAGCGCTGCGCCGTCTACTGCCGGGTGTCCTCGGATGAACGACTTGACCAGGAGTTCAACTCCATCGACGCGCAGAAGGAGGCGGGCCACGCCTACGTCGCCAGTCAGCGATCCGAGGGCTGGATTCCGGTGGCCGACGACTACGACGACCCCGGCTTCTCTGGCGGCAACACGGATCGGCCGGGGCTGAAACGCCTGATGGCGGACATCGAGCGCGGCCAGATCGACATCGTGGTGGTCTACAAGATCGACCGCCTGACGCGCAGCTTGGCCGACTTCTCCAAGATGGTTGAAGTATTCGAACGCCACGGGGTGTCCTTTGTGTCGGTCACCCAGCAGTTCAACACCACCACCTCGATGGGTCGGCTGATGCTCAACGTCCTGCTGTCCTTCGCCCAGTTTGAGCGCGAGGTCACCGGCGAGCGCATCCGCGACAAGATCGCCGCCGCCAAGCGCAAGGGGATGTGGATGGGCGGCGTCCCGCCCCTGGGTTACGACGTCGACAACCGCCTGTTGGTCATCAACGAGGCCGAGGCGGCGGTGGTGCGTCGCATCTTCGAGGAGATGCTGACCATTGGTTCTCCAACCCAGATCGCCGTCAATCTGACTGCCGACGGCATCACGACCAAGGACTGGACGACGCAGGAGGGCCAGACCCGCAGCGGCACGCGCATCGATAAGAAGTACCTGCACAAGTTGTTGCGCAACCGCATCTACCTGGGGGAGCTGTCGCACAAGGGGAACTGGTACCCCGGCGCTCACCCGCCAATCATCGACCAGGAGCTTTGGGACAAGGTTCACACGGTGCTGGCCAGGGATGGGCACGCCCGGTCGGTGGAAACCAAGATCCGGTCGCGCACCGACGCTTTGCTGCGCGGCCTGCTGTACGCCCCCTCGGGCGAACGGATGTACCCGACCTACTCGCGCAAGAACGGGCGCAAATACCACTACTACGTGTCCAAGTCGGAAAGCAGGTTCGGAGCACCCGGCAAGAGCTACGAGCGATTACCTGCGCCGGAGATCGAGGCGGCAGTGGTGGCCCAGATCCGCACCGTGCTGACCAGCCCGGAATCCATCGCATCGGTGGTGCGTCATATCCAGCGCAATGGCGGACAAGTCGATGAAGCCACCACGGTGATGGCGATGGGACGGCTCAACGACGTGTGGGATCAACTGTTCCCGCTCGAGCGCCACCGCATCGCCAACCTGATGATCGAGCGCATCGACCTCGTCCACATCGGCGAGGTTCAGGGCATCAAGGTGAAGTGGCGGGAACTGGGCTGGGACGCCCTGATCGGCGAGTTCGCCCGGAGAGGCATCGGCGCGGAACTGGTGGAGGTGGAGGCCTGATGAACGACACACTGGAAACCTTCGTGCCACTGACATTCCGCCGCCGGGGCGCGCGGCGCGTGGCCGCCGACGACCGCCATGTTCACGATGTGACGTTGCTGGAGGGGGTGGCACGCGGTTTCTACTGGCAGCACCTCGTGGACACCGGCGAGATGAAGAGTGGCTCGGAGATCGCCCGGGCCGAAGGCTTACACCCATCGGTCACCAACGAACTGATGCGCCTGAGCCTGCTCGCGCCCGACATCCTCGAACTGCTGATGGCCGGGCGGCAGCCTCGCCGGATGAACCTGATCTGGTTCCAGCGCAACCCGCTGCCGGTGGATTGGGAGGCGCAACGCCAGATCGTGAAGCGCTTTGAGGAGGACGCATGAGCAAGAAGCACCGGGGCCGGTTCAAGGGTGATCCGGTCACCTATCAACTGCCGAGTCCAGCAGGCGGCGTGCAACTGGAAACCTTCGTGCCCTGGACGCTGGTGAAGCGGGGGCTGAAGAAGCAGGTCATCACGCCCCTGGACGCTCCACAGGAATTCCTGTCCGAGGCCACCCGGGAGCGGGAAGCCCGGTCGGCCGCGCAGGACACCGCGTTGATGCGGGCGCTCGGACTGGCGCACCACTGGCAACGCCTTCTGGATGAGCAGCGGGCGGCATCAGTAGCCGAGATCGCCGAGGCCGAAGGCATGGACGTGACGCAGGTGCGCCGGGTCATGCGGCTGACGCTCCTGGCCCCGGAGGTCGTGGAACGGCTGGTGGGCTCGCCCGATGCCGTGCTGGAGAAGGTGATGCGCCGCCCCTTGCCCAACGGCTGGGCTGCCCAGAAACTAGTACTGCACGATACTGTCCAAAGTTGAACTAACACTTTCGACCCATAGCAGACGTCTATATTTGGCATAGATAGCACAACTTATTTCCCTCACAGGCACCCGCGACCATGCCACAAAAATGACATCAACGAGTCATCAGGGTGTC